ACGCTGAAACGCAGACTCGAGCGAGTCTCGTTGAGATGTTGTTACTGTCAGCATTTAGTTGATTGGTGTGTTTGATGTCACGGTGGTCTGGATGCCCCCTGTGTTGTAGACGTCGATGTTGATAATCGGCGCCGGTACGTCGACCTGGACGTCGACGTATGGTGGATCAGGTTCAACATAGTTTGGGTCGTCCGGTGTGCCAGCGACACCGGTGTAGCCCGGTGATGTAAGGACTTCAATCAACTCGTTCAAAACATTGATAAGTTCTTCATTCGCCTCGCGAACATCATCGCGCATTTCACTGAACCCGAGGACAGTCGCATCCTGCGCCGCGGATGACATCTCAGCGAGCCATTCATCCCAAGTGGTAAACCCGCTTTGCCAGTCGCCGCCTTCTGTCATCCCGCCGATTGCTTGTAAATATCGAAGTAGTTCAGCGTTGTAGTAGTCGATCTCCTCGAGAGACCCTGCACCCTGTAATCCAGCAAGCATCGCTTGTGCTTGTTGCTGGTAGTAATTGAGTTGACCACCTTCGGTCATGCCACCGAGCATTAAGTCTTCATCGAATCGCGCCCATGTAGAGAGAATGCCTTCTTGCATTTGGTCGATCTGGCGCAGCATTTGAATCTCGCTGATGCGTGCGTCGGAGACCATCTGCTCGATCGTCGCCGTCTGGTTCGCCCGTTCAAGCATCGTCATTGAATCGAGGCCCATCGATTGCACATCGACCGCTTCGCTGATCGCGTCAAGACCCGTCATGAATTGCCCCATTGCATCCATCCCGACAACGTCCTGAATTGCGTTCCAGTCCATGTCAGCAGAGAGGTTCGTTAGATCAACCAGCGTGCCAACATAAGTCTCGAGTGCGCCCATGCGATCGGCGCCTGTCAACTGCCCGAGTTCCCTTGAAAGCGAGTCGAACGCTTCGCTGCCAACTCCGAGGTTGTCGAGTCCCTCGCGGAATGCATTAGCGAAAAGTTCGTCAAAGACGGCAGGCATCTCTGTCTCAATGAGCAGTCGGAAAACGTCTGCCGCCGTCCCATCTTGACGGTCAAGAGAGAACCCGGAATGACCGCCACCAGAAACGAGATCGAACAACGAGGCGTCCTCAAACATCCGAAGGACGTTGAGGTATCGCTGCCTCATCTCTGAGTATGCGGCATATGCACGTTGTCTGAAATTGAGTTGTTGATCAGAACTAATGTCTGCCTGATCGCCGAACCCAGCAACGCCACCGGCCCAACCACCGCCGTTGTACCCAAAGACCGCAGATGACGTTGGTGCCTTTGAGTCTGGTGCAGATAGCGCACCGTAGATACCCATCGCTGCGCCGGCGACAGCGCCGACCCATGTGCCAGTTGATGCGAATCCTGCGATTGCTCCACCGATGGCAGCCTGCGCGACGTTGCCAGACTGTACACCCTGAGATGCAAAACCAGACGCAAGACCTGCTACCGCGGTTTGTCCAACGCCCTTCCAATCAACATCTTCGCCAGATGCCCCCAACATGATCGAGTTCGAAACAGAGTCTGCGGCAGCACTCGCGACGTTGTCGAACATCCCACCCATCGCCTCGCCGATCTCGTCGAGTCTCCCGGTGAATGCGAGGTAGAGAGCGTCACCAATTGTCTTGAATAGAATCTGCCCGATGTCTTGCGCGAACTGGTCGAACTCTTGCTCAATCTCTGGTCCACTTGCGTGTTCCATGAAGTCGTCGAAACTGACCTCTGCATCCTTGAATGCAGCTTGGATCTCTTTCGCGCCCTCTCTCACCTTCGCAGCGTACCGATCCCAAACGATCGTATATGGAGTTCCAGTAAGAGTTGTGAGGTCAAGTTCTTCGTTGAGATCTTTGACTGCGTCTTCGGCATCTTCAACCTTTGGAGTTAATCCAGTTACCGCAGTCGTCTGATTTCTGACAGTCTTTTCCCACTCATCACCCTTCGCAATTGCATCATCGGTTGCATCTGCGATGAGTTCTACACCCTCGTAGTATGCTTCCATTGCGAGACCGACCGCGGCCATTCCTTCGGTTGTCGCAGACTTGCCGCCACCCATCCACTCGGGGAGGTGCTGTTGCTTGTCCATGACGTTCGCGTAGAACATTAGGAATTTATGCTCGAGGAGTTTTAGTTGACCCTGGAAGAACTTCATCGGGTTCGTATTGAACGCGATGGTAATCATCCGACCGACAGCAATCAATCCCTCGTTCATCAGGTTGATCGCCGTGACCATGTTGTTGAATACAATATTGACACCGGGCGCCGTGGTAACAAACGACCCGATCGTCTCCTGGAAGTCACCCCAGTAATTGCCGAGTTGTTCCATCTGTCCAGCGTAGGTCTGAATATCAGCCTGCGCCGCTCCACCAAATCGATCGTTGAGTAGACCGTAGAGGTACTCTGCACGTTCGGCAGCGTCGGCATTCTGCAACATCTTCTTCGTCGCATCGTCGAGGACAATGCCGTATCGTGAGAGTGTGCCAAGGTTCCCGGCGATCGCCTTGCCGATGGTGTCAGAGACCGACTTCCAGTCTTGGCCGGTCGACACCGACATATCGATGATCGGTTGCAACCCCTTCATGGCGATCGTATAGTCGCCGGTGAGGTTGATCATCCGGTTGAGCATCGCGGCAGTGTCGGTGTCACCGTATCGGGTCGTCGCCTGCAATGCTGAGAGAGTCCCCTGGAGTTCTACGCCAACCTTGTTGTACTCGACGCCGACGTTCTTCATCGAGTTCGCAAGGGTTGTGAAGATGCGTTGTTGCTCTGCTGCTGCTTCTGTTGACGACTTCAGGAACCGCGCTACGCCGGCAGCGGCGAAGGCAGCACCGGCTGCCTTGAGCGCAGTCGTGAGACCACCCATCCCGCGACTGGCTTTCTGCGTCGACCCTTCAACACCGTCGGTCTCTTTCTTGAATTGACGGACCTGCTGAATCGCGCCCTTGTTGTCGACCCTAAATTCAACGAGTACGCGGGCCATCTAGTTCTCTTTTCTCTGCTTCGACAACCAGGAGAGCAGTAAAGCAGAGATCAAGTTTCTGCTGAATCTCTGGCGCCCAGAGTCCGTGCAGCTCAAGCACCGTTTTGATGTCTGTCCATATCGGTACCCAAGGCGTCCCCCTCGCATTGTGTCGGCAGAGTCTGACCATGAAAAATGCAGACCAGGCGTCTCTGTTACCAGGTAAGGCATACGGTGCCTCTCTGTCGTGCTCTGCGAGTAGGTCATCAATTGATCTCCCAGTTGCTGTTGATACTTGACGCCAGTACGCCAGTGAATCGGAGTCGTACCCGAACCACCAACGAACTAGCTCGGTGAGTTTCCCTCTTCGGCCTTTTTGCGCTCGACAACCAACTCGCGGGCCGCCGTGATGATCTCACCAGCTATTTCAGTTGCGGCAAGTCGGTCACGGTTCAAGTCGGTGAATGGAACTGGTTCGCCGCTTGTGTCGAGTAACCCTGACCAGCCCTTGACAATCTTTGCGAAAACACGCTTGCCGGCATCGGCTGCGTTCTCTTGCTCCATGTCGGCGAGGTCGGTGCCCTCTTTCTTGAGTTCGTCGTAGACGTCGAACGACATCGGCTGAAGATCAAAGACCGCAATACAAGATCCGAAATCGAACTCAACCTTGACGGGACCGTCGGAGAAGAGTCCCTCGCCGAGTTCCAATTTGCTCACTAATCTTTTCATGCTGCATTTCCTTTCGAGGTTAGGAAGAGTGGCGCCGGAATCGAACCGGCAGCCGTGGCGCATTACTCCACGGTGGGACCACCCTTGTCAGTTATTTGGATATAGTTTCTACAACCAGATCACAGGGGCCACCCTCAACATCGATGCCACCCGGCAGCATGGTCAATTTCACTTGAACTAGACCATCAACACCAATGTGAAAATCGACATCAGTGACGTGCTTGAGGGGTTCTCCGTCTACGAGTAACTCCGTGTGAAACCCAATAATCGGATCATCTTCTTCACTCTTGTTGAACCGAATTTTGAGCTTTGGACGACACATCAGTAACTCGCAACACCGTTGACCAGCGTCGACTTGAGGATTGTGGCGTCTGCGCCGTTGGCGTAGTACGCCCGGAAGTTCAGATTAACCATCACACCGGCGGGACCAGAGATGGCAGGCGATGATGGCTCATAGACCAGCTCAGGAATATCGAGCGTCAGCGAATGAGTGCCATCGGTCCATGCGAGTTGCAGAGACGATTCAGTGTTATTGATGCCTTTGTTCAGCAGTGTCATGTCCTGGAACAGGGCCGTCAGCGAACCGGTGACGGTTGCAGCAGTCTCAGGCAAATCAACGATTTCACCAGACGATCCGATGGTCCGCAGTGAGTCGTCGAGTCCGTTGTTCAGTGTCATGTCGACCTGCGTAACGATCGCTGATGACGAGCCGCCCTCCTCGATCGATGCAGCAAAATGACTCTGTGCATCGCTGGTATACGACGTCGGTGATGCGTCAAGCGATGACGTATCGACCGCAGGCGCACCCTTCCCGATGATGCCGACATCGAGAGTCGCGACACCCTCAGATGACGCAGAGATTCCGATCGTGTTAATCCTGCATCCGGTATAGCTCAGATATTGAGCGATGTCGGTGTGTCCGATTTCCAGGGTGAGACCGGTTTCCATGTCACCGGCAGATGCGCCGGAGAATCCGACCTTCGCAACGTGCGTATAGGGATCGCCCGCACCGGTTGTTGCGAAATCACCAATCCCATGTTTGAGAATCCACCCGATCGCGTCGAGATGGAGCGTCGAAGTGAACGACCCATTTGTCGAGACGTTGCCCTCGACCGGCGCGGGCGGGTTCCGGTTGCCACGCAGTTCAGGATTGTCGATAAGATTCCTGGAATACCACGAACCACCAATGCCCGACACAGGGATGAGATACCCTGACGGTGTTCCGGGTGTGGTTCCCCAGGTCGCTTCCTCGATCAAGAGGAGTTGTACATTGGAGCCTCGTGCTGTTGCCATTTATCCGTTCTCCTTTTCTTCTTTCGGTTTAATCTCTTCGAACCCGCCCTTCGAAATGAGCGACCTCGCCTGTTCGTCGGTGACGCGATAGGTCTCACCACGCCGGTACAATTCGCCGCCAATGCGGACACAACTCGACTGCCCCGGTCCCGTGCCGAGGTACTTCAATTTCTTCATCTGTTGGTTACTCCATTCGGTCGTGGGTCCAGGTCTGTTTGTAGATGACTGCGGCCCCATGGTGGGAGTCGTAGACCTCTGAGACGAGTTGCAACCGCCCACAGTTGGTGCTCTCTGGCTTTTGCTGCGTGATGCCGGTGCGGAGTGCTTCGAGTAGTGTGTCGACCGCAGTGCCCTTGTCAGACGATCGTGTAGTGCCACCACCGCCGCAGACGTAGAAATCCCATGTCCACGTCTCGTACTGCGGCCCTGCTGCGCCGATCACCGGCGACGGGTCGAGTTCGATGCCTTGCCGGACAATGACAACGAACTCAGGGTAGCGTTCTGTCTTCGCGCCGATGTCGTCGAGGTTCGAGAGAATCGGAATAGAGACCGCGCCTTCGACCAGCGTCTTGATGCCGTCGTAAACGTCTGCGTGGTAACCCATCAGTCTTTCCCCATGAGCTTGTGCGAGAGTCTTGCGAGTGCGGCGAAACTAGCCCGGGTTAGTCCCATGAACTGACGCGCCGGCATCCGACCGAACTTGCTGCCAGATGGACGACCAAACTGCTGCACACCAGCAACCTCACCATGTCGACGTTTGCCGCCGGATCGAGTGCCTGGTTTGATCGCACCTTGAACCAACAGCGTCGCGCCGAAGTTCTTGTACTTCGGGTCGATGGAATTCTTAAGCTGTCCGGTATGCTGTAGCGGCGCCCATCCAGGATTCGATTTTCTTGTTTCCCACAGCTTCCCAGATGGTGATCGTCCAACCTCGATTGATTGCCGAACATCGTGATCGAGCAAACGAACTGTCGCATTGCCGATGTCTTTTAATCCCTTCGGGCCGAGATTCTTCTGGATACCCTCAAGCCTCTTGTCGACTTCCGATGTATCGACGGTGACCGAGTCAGATCGAAGACTCATATCGGGAAGACCCTGTAGCTTTTGAGTGTGTTCTTGAAGTCGTTCGGGATCGAGATCAATTGACCGGAGACGGTTTCCCGTACGCCCATTCCGCGAGTTGAATACTTATGGAGAGTCAACCCCTCGATGACCTCGATGAGATCCTGCGGCAGCGATGACCCAGCTGCGCCATACCCTGCAACGCAGGTGATCAGCATCGCGTCGTACTCTCTCATGTCTCCGGGCCATGACCCGGACGGGGAGAGAACGATGCGAGGATGTTCACCGGTTCGCACCGAGTAGTTGCTGGAGTCGACCGTCGTCGTATCGCCGTCATCATCGTAGGTGACGATCGAGGAAATCGACGCCAGCGGGATCAGCGGCAGATAGATCTCGTCGACAATCTCTTCGAAGTCGAGCGATACAGTCCAGGTCTGCGTGATGAGCTTGCGGTTCGTCCGCTTCTCCACATAATGCCTGACCTTGACAATCAACTCCTCGATCAGTGTGTCGTCGTCGGTGACATCGGACGCGAACCCGAGCCAAGACCGAGCATCGGCCAATAGGATCGGCTCTGCGGCTGGTGCCACGGTCTGTGTGAGTTTCATTTCTTCGCCCGTTTCCTGCGCGTCACCTTCGGAGGTGTCGCGGTTTCGACCACCGGATCGGCAGTCGCGGTTTCGACCTGTACAGGTTTCTGTACAGCTTTCGGTGTGACGTCGATGGCATAGCCACCGTCGACAAGAGCTTTACCGTCGGCAGAAGAGACGTCGAGAACATCACCCGGACCACCGGCCAAACGACCGGCAGCCCGAGTTTTGAGTTGGATTTTCATCGACCTATGCGTCGGCGATGGTGTACTGGATGGTCACGGTGAACGAAGTGGCAGTGGTCACATCGCTACCGTTCTTGATGATGTCGAGACCCTTGCTGGCGGTGAGACCGACGCCGATACCTGCGGCTGCGGCGCCGTCGGTCACGTTGGCCGAGTTGGGCTTGACGACGGTGTTTTCGGTGAGCGCAGCGACTGCAATCGCAGCAACCGAAACTGGAGTCCCTGCGTCGTCTTGGAGATCAACGGATGTCGCAGCACCGGCAGCACCACCGACGGCAGTGACAGACCAGTCAACAACAGTGATCGTCCTGCCAGCGACGGCAGCGATCAGTTCATGCCCGGAGTTGACTTCGGCAATCGATACGCTCTCAGTGTGGCAGTAGACGACCGGATCAACGCCAGTCAGGTTTGCGGTAGTGCCGTCGAGCTTATTCAGTTCGGCAGCGGTTGACGTGATTGCAGTGCCTGCAATTTCGAGAGTGCCGCCCGATTCGACATCGAGTGATGCCCCGGACGGCACAACGAATGACCCGTCCTGCTTGTGGTACGGGCGTGAGGGATAAGTGGCATCAGCCATAGCAAATCTCCTTGAGGAAAGAAGCAGGGCGCCGAAGCGCCCCGCTCAGAGGTTGATAGATCAGGCAGTACCTTCGGCGGGCGATGCGTGGAATTCCTTGTTGATCGTGGTCGCCCAAGTCGCCGGCAGTTTGGCGTTGCCGCCACGGTACTGAATGGCGAAGATGTCGCCGACGGCAGTATTGGTACCGCCGCGGTCCATCTCGAGCCTCACGTAACGGTCACCACTTCCAGAGCGGACGAGGTCGACACAGAAGACGTTGCCGTTGACGGTCGGGACGACCTTCGTGCCGGCGAGATCGGCGAAGGTGGAGTCATCAGCGGACTGCGCCAGATTGACGAAGTTCGCAGCGTTGACGGTTGCCATCGTCCCGAAGAACATAACACCATCCCAGCCGAGCATATCGACCGAGCTGGTATTGATCGCGGTCCCTGCGGACACTGCCGCAGCGTTGACGTGCGCGAGTTTGGTTTCGTAGATCATCGATTTCATTTCGATTACTCCTTTTCAGGCATGAGAAAGGCGCACCGAAGTGCGCCGGGTTGAAGATGTGCGAGAGGTCACTAGGCCAAGGTCACGCGGACGAATGCTTTCTCGTTGACCGGTGCGCCGTCGCCCTCATAGCGACCGATGATGCCGACCTGGTTGGTCGCGGCATACAGTTCGTTGAGAACCTGCATCTGCATCGAGAGAGCGTCGATGATCCAGTAGTGAGAGAAGTCACCGAGGATCGCGGTATAGAGTCCGGTGGTGAAGGTGTTCGGTGCCAGTTCGCTCATGTGGACCGGGAATCCGAGCAATCGCGGAACTTCGCCGTCCTTGACCGAGTCTTCCCACAAATAACGACCGTTGCCGTCTTTGAGCTTGGCGGCCATCTTCGCGGAGTCGCGGTGCATGATCCATCGGGCATTGGGCCAATAGCCGGACTTGAGCGAATACTTCGCCTCTTTCAGTCCGTCGACGGTGAATGCCGTGTTGCTGTTGCCGGTTGAAACATCCTGGCCGGTGCTGATGCCGTTGGCAGAAGCGGTGAATACGCCGAGAGGCTGAGAAACGCCGGTGCCGTTGAGGTAGGCATTCTCGAAAGTGTTGCCGAGGCGGTAGCTCAACCGCTGCCGAACGAGCGCGTCGACGTCCATGACGGACTTCCGCATGAGCGTCTTCGAGATCTTGACGAGCTTCGCAACCGGGTACGGCTTGAGTTCGCGTTTGCCGATCCGCAGCGCAGCATCTTCGGAGAGGTTGGTGTTCAGCTCAGACGTCCAGGTCCAGTTGGCATAGTCGGTGTCGAGCGTCGGAACGCCGATGCCGTCGGAGCCGTTGACCTGGTAGCTCGTGGCGTACTGCCTGAAGAAGAGTTCATTGTCGAGATCTCGGATGAGCATCGAAACGAACTGCTCAGGAGCATTGAGGAAACCACCCTTGACGGGATCTTGGGATTCCAGACCGCGAGTCTCACCAGTTGCGAGGTAGTTGCGGAATGCGGCCATCTCATTGTCGGCAGCGCGGTCGTCGTTCTCGACCTTCTTATCGCCGATTTCGAGTCCACTGGGAACGGCAGACTCAAGTCGTTTCTCTTCGGCTTCAAGAGCCTCACGACGTGCGATGTCTTCCTTCGCAGAGTTGTAGTCGGCGAAAGCCTTGTCGTAGTTTGAGGTCTCTTCTTCGGTCAGCTTCCGACCTTCGTTGTCTGCCAGGTCGACGATCGCACGAGCGTCGTGCAGGATCTTCGCCGCGGCTTTTCGCATTTCGATCAAAGTCATTTGTCTTCTCCTTGGTTGAGTTCGAGTTCAGCTAGATCGATTCGACGCCGCTTGATGTCACGCTCCTGCGATCCGTCGTCGGTGTCCTCCGGTAGCTCCTGCTGCCGCGAGTCGATGTGCTGTTGGTAGATATCCTCTGCGGACCGGAGTCCGACTGAGGTGCCTGAATACGCTGGGTAGGTGACTGGTGAAACGTCGTAGAGATCAACGTCGATGAGTTCTCTGAGTGCGAGTTGTTCGGGATCTTCGACCCACTTTTCTTCTCTGGCAACAAACGCAAACGACATCTCTGTGACATCGCCGCGAGAGATCGACTCGACCATGTCGCGACCCGTCTGTGTGTCCGGTGGGTCGATGGTGATACGCAGACCGTGGTCGTCTTCGGATAGCGTTAATGTGTCTGCGACGGTTCGCCCGAGAATGAAATTAGCGTCATGGTTCCATAACGCTTTAACGTCTTGACGTTCTTCGATCGCTCGAGTGAATGCGCCGGGTCGGATGACCTCGCGGAACATTGAACCGATGCGGGTCTCTTGGTCGAAGACTGCCGCGTATCCGGTGATGGTTCTGGCGTCGGTATCTGCGCGGAGTTCACATACCGGCATCGACCTGCGCTCAGGCAGGCTATTGCTTTTGTCTGTCATTGCTCTACTCCGTTTCAATCACACATTCGCATCCAGGGTGGAGTGGTGGATGCGTGACGTTTGAGGATGGTTTCATCGGCGATGCTGCGCCGTTTGGCTGGAAGTTGCTGTCTGCGTTTACGAAGTTCTGCTCGATGCCGACGACAGTGCCGTCAAGCCCGAGGCAGTACGGGCAGGAGTCACCGATTGCATTCCAGCGCAGGAGTGTTACCCCGGCGCCGACGAATACGGCCTTGGTGAATGCTTGCCCGAGGTTGTTCGACTCCGCGCCCGCGATCTTGTCTGCCCGTGGGATTGCGTCGTCTCGCCCATCGACCCACTCGTCAAGTCGAGTCTGGAGGATGTCGAGAGGATCATCGTCGGGTTCAACGTCCTCGAGGAGTTGGAGTAGTTGCTGCCGCCCGTAGTTTGAGTGCTGATTTGCAAATCGCTCGACGTATCCAGTCAACCACTCTTCAAGGTCTTCGGTCCACTGCCAATCTGCACCCGCTTCAGGTGCGGCGATTGCGCCGATCGCGCCGGCCAATGCGCGGAATACTGCGGAGACCTGAGACCTGGTGTACTCCTCGTGCTTGGTGTAGAAGTCGTCGATGAACTTCTCAAGACTGTCGATGCTGCGGCTCTTGAGTTGTTTGTTCGCCTCGCGCATGATGTCGGCGCGTTCCCGCCGGATGACACGAGCCATCGAGTCAGCGATCGACGGACGATGTTCGCGCTGGATCGTCTGTCGTGTTTTGCCTTGTGATGCTCTTAGCTCTTTCGGTTGTGCTGATGTTAGCTCTCTGTGCTCTTGACCGCATCCGCAGTCGTCTCGCATCTCGTCGGCTGGTTTGGCACCAGCTTCCCCGAGGTTGAGTTCTTGTAACGGTGCGTCGAGTTCCGGTAGCGCGTTGAGGTTCTTTTTGCGCCGTACTTCGTTGCGCGTCATCCAACCCTTTGTGATGGCTGTGCTGAAATATTCCGACTGCGTTTTGATGTCACCCTGTAGCAGACCGTCCATGTCGTGTTCAACGAAGTAGGATTTCTGCTCTTGCTCTGAGAGCAGTTGCATCTGGATCGCCTGCTCAATGCGGATGTTCCAGTGTCGGATCGTGTGAACGCCGAACCCGATGTTGAGTTGCTCGATGCCGGATCCCCAGCTGGTCGACTTCGATGTCTCGTGGATCAGGTGGAGAGGAACCCCGTAGATGCGTGCGATCTCTTCGACGCCCTGGAACCGTCGGGACTCGAGGAGTTGTGCGTCCTCCGGTGGAATGAGCGTCTTCGTCCAGTCGAGACCTTCTTC